CTCAAAACCGCCAATAAGAGTAATATACATTCTTGCAATATCAACAATTTCTTGATATGGCCTATCATCAACCTTATCATCACCAATAGCACAATATAACTCTACAGGTTCTCCCGTAGCCTGCGCTTTCAACCACGCATAAATATTTACACTTACATCAGCTTTACTTAAATCCTTACCATGCAATCCACCGCCAGTTGCACTTCTGCCCATGTCACTACCTAATTTTCTATTTGTAGCTCCACAATCTACATTAGAGCCACCAGTCCAATAACCAAGCGGATTCGTCTTAGCCTTCGGCCAAGCCGCATGCAATTCTTCATCAGTCGCACAGCTCTGGCAAATAATCAGCTCATGTGTATTGTCATCATAAATATATTTTCCATCAGTACGATACGTATCATAAATATTTCCTGCTACCGCAGAAGTTAAAAAATCTTCTTCTTTAGTCAATGGCATTCCCTTAAAAATCCCATTATCGCCACATCGTACACCATTTTTCTGGTTTAAGTTCAAGGCCGCATCCTGCTCCTTAATTAAGACCTTAATATCATAAATATCCGCAATACGTTGCACAACTGCCCGCACATCACTTTTCTTAATGTTTACATCAGTTTCAATCATTACAGTACACTTATCATGTCCAAGGAGTACTTCAACTGCAATATGTGGTTCCTTATTTATCTGATAAGCTAAATCAACAACAGCTCCCGCAATGCGGTCCGCAAGCTTATCAGGATGTGCAGGATTAACTTTCTCAAACATCTTCGTAAACCTCCTCTTTATTCCATGAATCATACTGTTTAGCATCATCACCAAAAGCAATAATATCTTCGGGCTTAACATCAAGGAAACAATCATTATTAACAGTTTCATATTGTACCTTATAAGTTCCACTAGGCTCATTATACCGCACTATCTTACCATGTGTAGTCCACACTTCTTCCATCATAAACTGCACAAGCTTACCTTCTTTATTATGATATGCTAGCTCAACTGGCATGTTAAATACAACATAACCATCTAAAACAAACTTCTTCATAATAGCTTGTTGAGCTTGCTTTAAAGTACATCCTGTCGGCAAATCAATTGGCGGAATAGCGGTAATTGGCGTATCTCCACCATACTGTTCTATATATTTACTTAAAATCTTATAATAAAACTTATAATCTTCTTCTGTTGGATATGCGGGTTTACTCATATGCGGGAATCTCCTGTTGTATATACACTTCTGTAATTTCGTCACCAATAGTCTTAATCAAAATGACTTCGTCAGGACTGACGTAATCTAGCCATGGAATGACGTATTGCTGTCCTGATGAATCTACGAAAATGGGCTCAAGCTCTACTGTGCTCCCATAAAGTTGAATGGCGGTGTACTCTGAAGGATGCTCTTGGGCAGAATTGGTTAATCTATCTTTAAGAAAAATATCCGCTACAAATGTAGCAGTTAAAACCATAATTATACCACAAGCTATCCCAAATAATACTATTAATGTGCTTGTGGCAATTCTTGCTACATCAGTCCATGTGCATTTCATAGTTTCTTTGCAAGTTCCTCAGGAATATCTACACCAAGTTCACTAAGTACTGCCGCTGCTGATTCATACTTGCTATTATTACTAATATGATTAGTCATGGCAATATAAGATTCGCCAGTGATTTCATCTTCAAAGGTATAAAACTCTAATTCGCTCAAATCTTCAATGTTGAGTCTTTGGCGCATAGCTTTGGGAATACTAATACGGCCAAGAGAGTCCATTTTGCGAGAAACATTTTCTTTAGTAATCTTCATAATTGTATTTCCTTTCTACGATGCCTTTGGGCAAACTTTGTTAAATTACTTATCTGTTTTTTCATATAATATATAAGGAATATTTTTTCCTCAATTTCTATAAATATTATACAAAAAATTTTTATTACTGTCAATTTTCTTCCAGTAATGATATAATTAAGAAGAGTTCTCCACGCACTTGACAAAGAAAAAATTTTTAAGTATAATATAAATATACGATGATTGGAGGTCAAAAAGCTTGATAAAATTAGATTATACGCTTGAAACTCCAGAAGAGAGAAACGAACTCGTCAAGAAAATTCTAGAAGAAAACCCCAATCCACCGGAGAGCTATCTGGAAATTTTAGCAAATTACTTAATTCTCTGTATGGAAAAACAAGAGCGTAAAGAGCGTAAAATCCTAACCGATAATCGTATGACTACTGTAAATAAGCGTGAAACTTCTTTTGAAGGGCTTGTTTCCTAGTTTGAGAATGGTGAAGATGGTATTTATAATCTTATTTCTGAAGATAAAAACACAATCTTTCAACCAAAAGTAACAATCACTAAAAAAGATTTAGAAGAAATCCCGTTTCTTCAACAATTGCGTGATTCTATTGCAAGCTGGGAAGAGAAAGCAAAAACTGCCAGTGGAAAAGATGCTTATATTATTAAAAGAACAATTATTGATTTAAGAAAAGATTAGTATATTATTAAAAACGCATATAAGAAACCTATTGTTTGTAACCAATTAGTCCATTCAAGAAGCATACTTCCTTTAGATGGTAAATTAACAATTAATGAAGATGGCTCAGTAAGTTCTACAGGTATTACTCTTGCGGACCCAGCTGTATGTTCCGCAATTCTATGTAATTATTCAAAACTTAAAGAAGATAGTGATGGTCGCTTTGATAGTGATGTATGGTATCTCTTAACAGATTTTGAAGATACTGCAGACCGAGCCTTAGCAGATTATCCATTATATTATAAATTAATGATTTATAAAATTGATGGTATGCAAAATATTGATATTTAGACAGCCCTTCAATTAGAGTTCGGTATTAAGCACAGTGTAGAATATATTTCTAGTCTCTGGCGCAATAAAATACCGAGCTTAATTGCTGCTTAGGCAGAAGATGATTATCTTAATTGGTATTATACCGAAGTTGAACGTGGCACATATAAAAAGTGTAGTCGTTGCGGTTAGGTAAAATTAGCAAATAATAGGTATTTTAGCAAAAACAAGACCAGTAAAGATGGTTTTTATAGTATATGCAAGCAATGCCGGAATAAGAAGAAAAAATTCGTGGACGAACTTAGTTAAATAAATAGCGGATTTTTATCTTATTATAAAAGGAGGCGATAAAATGCCAGTTACTAGTCAAAAAGAAAAATGTTTTTGTGAAAAATGTAAAAAGTTAAAAAATGCTGATGATTTTTATTTAAGTAATGATAAAGAGAAATATCCTACCGGTAGGTTAAAACAATGCAAACAATGTTTGACTATGCACGTAGATAACTGGGACCCAAGCACCTACCTATGGATTTTGCAAGAATGTGATGTGCCTTATATCCCAGAGGTGTGGAATAAGCTATTAAAATCTTATGCGAAAGATCCTTCTCGTGTTACTGGTATGACGATTATAGGTCGCTATCTTGGTCAAATGCGATTAAATCAATGGAAAGATAATCGTTGGAAAGATACTGAATATCTTTAGAAAGTTGCATTAAATAAACTTGAATCTACTATGAAGGCAAGTGGGTATGATGCAGTAGAAATTGCTGAGGCTGTTGCAGCTTAGCAACAAGATTTAACTCCAGCACCACCGCCACCAGAAGTACTAGAACCTGCTTCTAATGATTTCTAGTATGCTTCACCATTTAGTAATGAAGTAGAGGATGACCCATTAGTAGCATCGTTAACAGATGATGATAAATTAATGTTATTAATGAAATGGGGAAAAAGTTATAAACCATCAGAATGGATTTAGTTAGAAAAATTATATAATGATATGACCGAATCATATGATATTCAAACTGCGGGCCACTTTGATACGTTAAAACTCGTATGTAAAACGTCTCTAAAAGCCAATTAGCTCTTAGACTTAGGAGATGTTGATGGGGCTCAAAAGATGATTAAGATGTATGATTCATTAATGAAAAGTGGTAAATTCACCGCTGCACAGAACAAAGCTGAAAGTGGAGATTATATTGATTCTGTTTCTGAGCTTGTTGCTTTGTGTGAACGTGATGGATTTATCCCTCGTTATTATACCGATGGTCCACAAGATAAAGTAGATCGCACTATTCAAGACTTACAAGGGTATACTCGTTCATTAATTATGGAAGAGCAGAACCTTGGTGAGATGATTGAAATGGCTGTGCGACAAATCCAATAGACTAAAGAGAATGAAGCTATTCTTGATGCCGAGGCCGCCGGTGATAATGATGAAGCCTTTGAAGCTCAACTCTTTGATGAGAATCAAGCATTTCTTGAAGATGAAGATTTTGCAGAGTTGCGTGAATAGGTGCGTGATGAAGCTATGGACGATGAAGAATTTCTTAGCTCCTTAATTGATGAGGAGGATATGGTCTAATGGCTTTACAAGATTTATTAAAAATATCTACAAAAAAGAAAATAGGCTTATCAGAAGAACGTATTGAGGCAATTAAACCCGCATTGAGATAGTATATTGCCTATTGGCGTGAATACCCTGATATGTTTATTGATTTTTTACAAACCGGTATTGATGGGAAAATCCCAGATAGCGGTTTGCATTTTTATTTTTACCAACGAGTTTTTTTGCGGGTAGCCATGCGATACAAATATGTATACATGGTTTTCCCGCGTGCTTACTCTAAATCTTTCTTATCAGTATTAGTATTAATGTGTCGTTGTATTTTATATCCACGAGCAAAATTATTTGTTACTTCTGGTGGTAAACAACAGGCTGCTGATATTGTTAAAGAAAAAGTAGAAGAATTATGTGCTCTTGTACCAGCTTTAGGCCGTGAATTAGATAGACGTCCTGGTAAGACAAGACAAAGTAAAGACTATTGCATTTTTGTTTTTAAAAATGGTTCATATTTTGATAACGTTGCTGCAAGTGAAAAAAGCAGAGGCAAACGTCGTCATGGTGGTCTTGTAGAAGAAAGCGTCGGCGTTGATGGAAAGATACTTTCCGAGGTTATCATTCCTACGATGAACGTTTCACGTCTTTGTATGGATGGTACAATGCAACCAGCAGAAACCTTAAATAAGAGCCAAATCTTCGTAACTACTGCAGGTTGGAAAGGCACATTTGCTTATGACAAATTAATTCAACTCTTGGTATGGATGGTTACTGAACCAGAGAAAGCATATATTATGGGTGGTACGTGGCGTATTCCTGTGCTGATGAAGCTTTTGGATAGAACATTTATCCAAGACTTAAAGGCTGACGGAACATACAATG